TTCAGGAATCCGCCAACGCCTCTACCTGGACGGACTGGACGGGCGGGGGCTTCACCACGGTCACCGAGGCCAACGACAACGCGGTACAGGAGAAGGCATACACCGGGGACAAGCGGTATATCCGCGTCGTCGCCACTGTCGCGACCGCCGCGTGCGAGTTCGGCGCGGAGATCTCCCGGCAGGCGTTGACTACAGTGGAAAACGACCTGCTCGACGCGATTGTGAAGGCCGCGCGGGGATACTGCGAGGACTTCACGCGCAGGAGTTTCGTAACGACCGTCCTGACGCTGAGCCTCGACTCATTCCCCGCCGAGATCGTCCTGCCGCGGGCGCCCGTGCAGGCCGTGAACACGATAAAGTACCTCAATACAGCGGGCACGCAGGTGACGCTCGACGATTCGCTCTACAGGGTGGACGTGACCGATGAGCCCACCAGGATAACCCCCGCCTACGGATGCACGTGGCCCTCGACCTACGGCGTGATCAACGCAATTGAGGTCGAGTTCGACGCGGGCTACGGGGACGCCGCGACGGACGTGCCGGACGGCATAAGGACGGCGATCAAGTTCCTGGCCGCGCAGTGGTACGAGAACCGCGAGGCCTCGGGACCAGAGGCATTGAAAGAGGCGCCGCTTGCCGTGAGGAGCCTTCTATGGCAGCACAGGGCGATGGTGATCTGATGACGCGAGACGAGGTGAAAGACATCGCCGATCTCGCTGCGAACGCCGCGGTTGAAAAGATGCGCGCTGTGGTGAAAGAGGAAATCGCGGGGCACGTCGAGACCTGTCCGGTCAAGGCGAAAATCACTCGCATGTTTCTGTATGCAATCGCCGCAGGCGGCGCCGGCGGCGGGATATCAAAACTACTGGATTTCTTCCAGAGGTAGAGATGAGGGCGGGTTCGCTCAGGGACAGGGTCGGGATCCAGCGCAGGACGACCTCGCGCGACGCCGCGGGGGCCGTCCTTATCGCGTGGGAGATCTACGCGACGGTATGGGCCGCCGTGGAGCCCCTCTCGGGACGGGAGGCGGTGGCGATGAAGGAGGTCCATGCGTCGGCCAACGTCCGGGTCACGATGCGGTGGCGAAAGGACCTGCGCGCCCAGGACAGGCTTCTCTTCGGCACGCGCGTACTGGAGATAAACGGGATCACCGACGTGGGCGGCAGGCAGAGATGGTTGGAACTCGCCTGCACGGAGGACGTGAGCTGATGGATGTCATCGTGGCGGTAGACACGCTGGACCTCGATGCGGTTATGAGGCGCCTCGCCGTCGTAGCCGAGGACGTCCGGAACGAGATTCTCGTCGAGGCGCTCGACGAGGGGGCCGCGCCCATATTCACGGCGATGAAGGAGAAATGCCCCATCGAGCAGGGCAAGCTGAAAGAGAGCCTCCAGACCAAGCGCACGAAGCGCAAGGGTCTGCCCGCGCTGACGATAGGGCCGAAATCAGGCCTCTTTAAGGGGGACACGTTCTACGGAGGCTTCGTGGAGCTCGGGCACCTCGCGGGTTCCCGCAAGCTGGGCCAGGGGCGCAAGCACGTCCCGGCGAAGCCATTCATGCGGAACTCGTTCATGGAAAAAAGAGCCGAGGCGGTCAGGGACGCCCAGAGGCATATCGCCGACCGGCTCAATCGGATGGCGGTGAGCGGTTGATGGCGGAACTTGAGACAGGACTTTATGCGAAGCTGGCCGCGGACGGCACGGTGGCGGGCCTGGTCGGGACGAGGATATACCCGGATACGGCCCCGCAGGCCGTGACGTACCCCTGCATCGTGTACCAAAGGATAGGCGCGGACCGCGCGCACCACATCACGGGGGCCTCCGGCGCGTCGGGGGTGCTCGTGCAGGTGGTCTGTCTCGCGTCGACCTGGACTGCGGCGAGGGCGGTGGCGGCTGCGGTGCGCGCGTGTCTTGACGCGCAGCGGGGCATGTGGGGCGCGGTCGACGTGATCTCCTGCTACATCCAGAACGAGATGGACACCCTCGACGCCTCGCCGGAGAGCGACGCCCGGCGGCTCTACGGCACGCAGCAGGACTATGAAATCTGGCACAGGGAGTAAGCGGAAAGGAGTATCGAAATGGGATCCCCGACAGTGCAAGTGAGCACCGGGACGACGATTGCCTTCGCGACGTCGGGATTCACGGCCAACATCATCGCCTTTGCGTCGCCCGGCTTCACCAGGGAGACGCGCGACATCGCGCATCTGGGTACGACCGGCCCCAGGCCCAAACTGGCGAGCGACCTGCATACTCTGGAAAGCCTGAAGATGCAGGTCTTCTTCAACCCGGACATCGTTCCGGCGAAGAACGGACCGCCCGAGACGGTCACCATAACGTATCCGTCCGGGTCGGCCTGGATATTCCAGGGGGTCGTCACGGACTTCACGCCTGACAACGCGGCGCTGGAAGAGGTCATGAAGGCCTCGATGACCGTGGCCGTAATGGGCGGGATCACCACGACCACCGGGACGACCTCGACGACCGCCGCATAGCGAGGAGGCTGTCAAATGGCGCTTCTGAAGCGCGAAGAGATACTCGGCGCGAGCGACCTGCCGACCGAGACGGTCGCGGTGCCGGAATGGGGCGGCGAGGTCATCGTGAAAACGATGATGGCGGCCGAGCGCGATGCCTGGGAGGCTGCGAACGTCAAGGGTCGCGGCAAGAGCGCACGGCTCGAGATGGTCAACATCCGCGCGCGCCTCGTGGCGGCTACCGTCGTAGATGAGGCCGGGGCTTTGCTTTTCAAACCCGGCGACGTCGAGGCCCTCGGGGCCAAGAGCGGCGCGGCGATGGACAGGGTGTTCGCGGCTGCCATGAAGCTCAACGGCCTTTCGGACCGCGACCTCGAGGAACTGGAAAAAAACTGAAGGAGCGGGCGGAGCGGCGGTTCGCCTTCCGCCTCGCCCGCCAGCTCGGGATGACCGTCCGGGAACTCCTGTCTCGGATGGACTCGCGGGAGTTCAGCGAGTGGCTCGTCTTTGAGAGCCTGGAGGCGGCGCCCCCCGAGGTCCGCGAGCAGAGCGCCGAGGAGATAGAGATGCGGCTGAAGGCCGTTCAGCGCGAGATGGAAAGACGGATGAAATGATGAGAGGCGTGCAATGGCCACGATAGCGAGCCTCAGCATACTCCTCAAAGGCGACTCCGCGCACTTCGAGAAGACGCTCACCCGCTCCCAGAAGGCCCTGGCCGCCTTCGCCAAGAACGCCGAGGCAGGCGGCCGCGCCATGATGAGGGTAGGCGGGGCGATGGTAGCGCCCCTCGTCCTGGGAGTCCGTCAGTTCATGGTCGAGGGGGACCGGCTGGCAAAAGGCGCGAAGCGGATAGGGGTGACCGCCGAGGCCTACGCCGGGCTCTCACACGCGGCGGACCTCGCGGGGGCCTCTTCGGAGGCGGTCGAGAAGGCTATCGCCAGGCTTTCCCGCAACCTCTACGACGCCGGCAGGGGACTGAAGACGTCTATCGACGGCTTCAAGGACCTCGGGATCAACTGGGAGGAGCTGGTCGGGCTCTCGCCGGACGAGCAGTTCCTCAAGGTCGCCGAGGCCCTGGAGAAAGAGACCGACCAGTCCAAGAAGCTCGCCCTCGCTCAGGTCCTCATGGGCCGGAGCGCCGCCGACCTGATACCCCTGATAGACGAGGGGACCGACGCGATCAAGCGGAATATGGAGGAAGGAAAACGCTTAACGGGGATCACAGACGCCCAGGCCATATCCGCCGAGGAACTATCCGACCGATGGGACGAGGCGAAGCGTGCCTTCGGCGGGGCCGCGATGCAGATAGGCGGCGTCCTGGCGCCGGCGATGACGACCGCGGCGAAGAAGCTCTCCAGTCTCGGCGTGGGCCTGGCTGATTTTGTGAGGGGTCACCCGAACGTCGTGACGGCCGCCGGCGCCATAGGCGGCGGGTTTCTCGGGATGGGCGCGGCGCTGTATGGCGTGGCGTTCGCCGCCAGAACTACGCGCGATGCTCTCATAGGCATACGCGCGGCAGCGCCCTATATCGCGGCAGTCACGGGCAAACTGTGGGCGATGGCGGCGGCCTCGGGCGGCGCGATGGTGGCCTTGGCGGCGCTGGGCGCGGGGGGCGTAGTCGTCCTGACGTGGCAAGTGAGGAAACTCCTCAATGAGATCGAGGCGCTGAATAAGCAAATAGAGAAGGTCGAGGGCGCGGTCCCCTCTGACAAGATGTCTGTGGCCGCTCTCAGAAAAACATTCGCTCTGCAACAGCGCAACCTCGCTGAAATGGTTCGCGAACGGGAGGACATCGAGGCCCAGAAACCGGGGATCGCGCGAGGGGTCTGGGCCGGGATGCGGGGGGCCTGGGGTTGGGCTGATGAGGCAGGGAAGTACGTGGAGCGCACAAAGGCCCTGGAGACCATGGAGCGCAAGATCGCCGCGCTGGAGGCCGGGCGCGACAAGGTCGCCCAGATGATCGACGCCGCCGAAGACCGCGCCGGCCGGGAACCGGGCGCACGAGGGCAGGACCGGGGTATGGAAGAACGATTTGGCGCGCTGGCTGAGGAACAGGTGAGGCTCGAGCAGGAGGAACTCGCCATCCTCCGGCAGATACTCCAGAAAGAGGGCCTGATATGAGCGTCACCGTCTATCTCGACCGGGTGGATGGCGCC